ACTCACGAAGATGCGATTACCCTTACTCGCCAACTCCTTAAAAGATTTATGGCAGAACAGGCGATCGCGACTCCGATTATTGTTAGTAAAACAATGACGAAGGAGCAAATAAAACAGGAAACAAAACGACTAACTACGGTTCTTTATGGCTGAAACCTACTACGGAAACCCCTGTGCTTTTGGGCATGAAAACGAGAATGGACAAGTCCTGAGATACCGTTCTAGTCGTGCCTGTGTTAAATGCGCAAAAGCGGCGGCTAACACTCCCGAAAATAGAGCGCGATCGCTCAAATGGCAACGGGACAACCGAGAACGTTGCAAGAATAACGCGATCGTCGCCAAACGGAAACGACAAAAGGCGATCTCTCTTGAACAGGAGGATAATGGCTCAATCGCACCTTGAAGAAAAGTTTTTGAGAGGGTGGAAAAAGCAATTCCTGTTTATCCCCTTGGTACGGGAATATCAACCACTCGAAAAGCGACAATTCCGCTTAGATTTTGCCCATATCGAGTCTAAGGTCGGGATCGAAATTCATGGGGGAATATGGAGCAAAAAGTCAGCGCACAATAGCGGTCATGGACTAAACCGCGATTACGAAAAGCTCAACCTTATTCAGTCGGATGGGTGGCTAGTCTATCAACTTTCTGGCGATATGCTGTCACTCGTAAAGCAGAAAGTTTGGTTACCGATTATTGCTAATGCGATTAAACAGCGATCGCCCAGAAAAATTATTTAGAGGATTTTATTTTGATTAAAACAGCTAAAGAGTTAAAGCGTGGCATGGTTATTCATAGCGTATTAGACAAAGAAAGTTTTGTCGTGTTGAGGGTTTTTCTTCCTCGTCGCGTATCACTTGGAGATGTGCCATACGACTCTAGTTTAGTTGTCATCTCTAGTCAATCTTGTAAGAAAAAGAATGAAGAATGGTTGGTATTTGATGAAGATCAACCTATCCCAGTTATCGGGCAATCAACGGAGGTGTTTTAAGTGATCAAAAATGACCGATGGATTCGTGAAATGTGCCGCGATCGCGGGTTAATAACGCCCTTTATCCCGTCACTAATTCGGGAAGTTGATAGAGACAAGGTCATCTCCTATGGGCTGTCTAGCTTCGGTTATGACATCCGTTTGAGCATGAAACAATTCAAGATATTCCGACATATTCCAGGAACCGTAATCGATCCTAAAAACTTCAATCCTAAGAACCTCGAAGATGCCGAATTACACGGTGATGAGAATGGCGATTTCTTCATCATTCCTGGACATTCCTACGGGCTAGGCGTGGCGGTTGAAAAGTTGAATATCCCCAACAATATCAGTGTTCTTTGTATCGGTAAATCGACTTATGCAAGGACGGGTATAATTTCAAATCTAACGCCTGCCGAGGCAGAGTGGAAAGGCCACTTAACCCTTGAGTTTAGCAATTCATCCAGTGCCGATTGTCGCATTTATGCCAATGAGGGAGTCGTTCAATTGCTATTTCTGGAAGGCGATCGCTGTGACACTTCCTATCAGGAGCGATCAGGCAAGTATCAGAATCAATCGGAAGAAATTACACTGGCTAGAGTTTAACCGCGATCACATCATCAAAACTAGGCAATTCACAATGACAACAAACAAAAAATTCCTTATAGCTGAGTATTGCGGTGGCCCATTTTATATGGGATGGCATCTATACCTACGAGACACCAGCCAAGAAGCCACAGAAAATGCTGATGGCGATTGGGGATGGATTACCCATCCTGATCGCAAAGGTTCTGCGGTAGAAGATCTGTTTAAAAAACTTGGATTAACTTTTACCGATGACGGAACCACTAAAACTGGCCCGATCGCTGAATTTGCCAAAAGATACCCAATGGAATCATCGACGGAAATTCAACAAAGCGGATGTCTAGAAGTAATCGTTGATGAATACGGAAAGGCTCACTTACTACCTACAGCATAAAGGCGATCGCAAAATGAATCATCACATCATCATCCCTGGGTACGACAGGGAAAAGTGCGATCGCTGTAACCGTTGGATCTGCCGTGACAACGAACTCCAACGGCTCAAGGAAATTCTTGACGGAACCAAGGATCGGAAGGCGATCGCTCAATTGGCGATCGACTATAAGAACGAGGTCAAGTGGGCTAAGACTTGCACTCCTTAACCGTTCGATGTTTGATACAATAGACATAGTCTCTCCCTAATGCCATGTACTCAGTCACCGTCACCGAAAACAGCAACAAAAGCGCGATCGCGGTTACAAAACCCCAAGATCCGAATTATGCCCATGTGGTCATGAGTCGTTACTGGCGGCTGATTGATGCGCTCAAGGGTGGGACGGATGAGATTAGAAAGCGACGCACCGAGTTTTTACCCCAGGAACCTAGAGAAAATGACGATGCTTACAATAATCGCCTTAATCGCTCTGTTCTGTCACCCTATCTCCCTCGTTTAGTCCAACTGGTGACGGGCTTAGTTCTGAGAAAAGAAATCATCTTAGACGATGTGAGCGATCGCACTAAGACCGATATGGAAAATGTCAATCTTCTGGGTGATAACCTATCCGTCTTTGCAAAGGATTTGTTAGAGGCTGCTGTCTATTATGGACACGCTGGCATCTTGGTAGATTTTCCTGAAGAGTCAGAGGACATCGTGACCCTTGCCGATGAACGGGCCGCCAATCGTCGCCCATACTGGAAAATCTTTGAACCAAAAGATATTTTGGGATGGCGATCGCGGGTTGTTGGTGGGGTTGAAACCCTGACACAACTCAGGCTGAAAGAATATTTGACCGAACCCGATGGCGATTTTGGGGAAAAGTGCTTAAAGCGCATCAGGGTATTGGAACCTGGGTCTTGGAAACTTTACACCCAGAAAGATGAGGGCGGAGAGTACGCGATCAAGACGGAAGGCACGACTAGCCTTGATTACATCCCTTTCTCTCTTTGCTACGCAGGGAAAAAGGTTAAATTGCTTGAGTCTAAACCGCCTTTGCTCGATGTTGCCTATCTCAACTTGAAGCACTATCAGGTACAGTCTGACCTTGATTGGATGCTTCATATCTCGGCTGTCCCGATGTTGGCCTTTTTCGGTTTCCCTCCTACCGTTGACGACGTTTCGGTGGGGCCAAATGAAGCGATTAATTTTCCTGAGAATGGACGCGCTCAATACGTTGAACCTAGCGGCTCTAGCTTTACCGCCCAAAACGAACGCCTTGCTAAGATCGAGCATGAAATCAGTACCCTGAGCATAAGCGCGATCGCTAATCAGAAAATGGCGGCTGAAACTGCGATGGCTAAACGCATTGACCGCGCTCAAGGGGATAGCGGGTTAAATACTATTGCCCAGGGACTAGAGGACTGTTTGGACAATTGCCTAAAATTCCATGCTGCCTTTTACAACGAACCAGATAAGGGAACCGCCCACGTTAACCGTGACTTTATCGCGGCTGGCTTGGAACCTGCTGAGGTGAACGCCTATATGCAACTGTGGTTATCCCAGGCAATCACGCAAAAAACCTTGTTAGAAATCCTTGCAGACGGTGACGTTTTTGCAGGTGTGGAAGACTTCGATCCCGAAACTGAGATCGAGATGACACAGCAAGCCTTTGTTGATAAGTCGCAGCAACAAATGGAATTATCCGCCCAACAGCAAGAGCAGCAAGCGGCGATCGCGGCACAAAATCAACCACATGGGACTGTATGACGATAATGATTAGCTTTGGTCGGTATGGTGGCTTTTATTTCCACAAAGGTAACTCAACACGGATTTGTCTTGGTTGGATGGCAATCACCTTATTTATGTTCGATGCTGATGACCGTATTAGCGAATGGATTGAATACGAGCGAAATAATCCGTCAGAGATTGCCACAAAATAACCCATGCCCCAAGACCCGATCGCGTCCATTATCACTCGCCAAATTCACCTTAACCGATTCAGTAACGGGGTGAGTAATAGGCTGTTGACCATCCTGAATAATGCCTACCTAGACGCGATTAAACAACTCAATGAGATTCAATTGGGAACATCTGGAACATCCGCCTCTAGCTATCAGGCACAACGACTGAGAGCGTTCCTAGTGCAAACCCGTCAAGCGATTATCTCGGCTGGACAGCAAGGGGAAATAATCTTGATCCAATCGCTCCAGGGTGTAGCAGAGGAGCAAGTCAAATTTATTGAAAAACAATTAGCGATCGCGATTGAAGGTGGCACAATTGACGGGCGTAAAATCTCACCGATTGCCAGCCCTGACAGTATCCCCTCAAACGTGGTTATCAATTCGGTAGAGGTCGATCCCAATTATGCCAAGGCGATCGCGACTCGCGACCCTAACGACATTCCCCTGATACTCCAAAGGGATAAGGCGCAGGCACTGGCACAGGCAACGGCTGATGCTCCTGTGACCTTGAATCTCAGAACTCCATTGGGAACCGAACTGGCCAGAACCCTTGATAACGTGCCATTGGTTAAACGATTTAGGGCAATCACTGAAGCATCTGCCGACCTATTCGACAATCAGGTAAGAATCGGGCTGACTCAAAACGAGACTACCGACCAAATTGTTAAGCGGTTGGTAGGCAAAATTCAGTATGAGGGCGATCGCACTTTCTTGGGGAAAGGAGCGTTATTGGAGGCAAAAAATAGCCAAGTTAGGTCATTAGTTAGAACATCCGTTCAATCGGTTGCGAATGCCGCGTCACAGGCTGTCTATCAGTCGAATCAGCACGTTACCAAGAAATATAAATACGTTGCCACGTTGGACAGTCGGACTACCGCTTTTTGTCAGGCGCATGATGGGAAGATCTTCGAGTATGGGGACGGGCCTGTCCCGCCAGTCCATTTTTCTTGTCGCAGTACGACCTGCCCTGTG